ATACGTCTAGCTTTCTTACCCTCCATAAAAAAGCTTTTTGTTTTAACGAGCAAGGTACAGGCAAGACAGCTTCTGTGATATGGGCAGCCGACTACCTTATGAACCTGGGCGAGATAAAACGAGTGTTGGTTATAGCCCCGTTGTCTATTATGAAGTCTGCATGGCAGCAGGATTTGTTTAAGTTTGCTATGCACCGCACATGCTCTGTAGCACACGGCACGCCTACCCAACGTCGCAAGATAATAAACGCAGGGTCTGAGTTTGTAATCATCAATTTTGAGGGTGTTGCAGTAATGAAAGACGAGATTATAAACGGGGGGTTCGACATGGTTGTTGTGGACGAAGCCAATGCTTATAAGAACGCCCAGACAAACCGGTGGAAAACACTCCGCGACATAATTACTAACATCCCCTGGGTGTGGATGCTTACTGGTACTCCAGCAGCACAATCGCCTGTAGATGCGTTTGGTTTAGCTAAGCTTATAAATCCTGACGGTGTGCCCAAGTACTTTGGGCAGTTTAGGGATAAGGTTATGTACAAGCTAACCCAGTATATGTGGCGACCTAAACCCGATGCAGATACTACTGTACATAAAGCACTGCAGCCCGCTATCAGGTTTGAACGTGACCAGTGTTTAGACTTGCCTGCTGTTACTTACGTAGAACGAGACGCACCTCTTACTAAACAACAAGCGCAGTACTACAAGATACTTAAAGATCAAATGATGATGAGTGCTGCAGGTGAGCAGGTAACATCCGTAAATGCGGCTACCAATTTAAACAAGCTGCTGCAAATCTCAGGGGGTGCGGTCTATTCAGACACTAAAGAAGTAATTGAGTTTGATGTGAGCAACCGACTAAAGGTTGTCAAAGAAGCAATAGACGAGTCATCGCACAAGGTACTGGTCTTTGTTCCCTTTACGCATACTATTAATTTACTTGAAGAATTTCTCACTAAGAAAAATATCACATGCAAAATCATATCGGGGAAAGTAACAGTCAACAAACGCGCTGACATTATCAACCACTTTCAAACAGAAACTGACCCCCGTGTGCTCATTATACAGCCCCAAGCTGCATCGCATGGGTTAACTCTTACCGCAGCTAACACAATAATTTGGTACGCTCCTGTTACTAGCGTAGAGACATACCTCCAAGCCAACGCCAGGATAAACAGACCGGGGCAACATAACCCCATGAATGTTATCCATATTAGGGGTAGTGCAGTGGAGGACAGACTTTACACAATGCTCCAAAACAACATCACAAATCACAATAAAATAATTGATTTGTACCGACAGGAATTAGATGCTTGACAATGTAAAAGACCCCCTGTTAAACTAATCGTCCCTTTTAAGGAGGTGCGATGGAAACTTCAGCAAATAAATTAGTGTTGGTCTATTTAAAGATTCGTAACGCTATAAAAGATAAAGACGAAGAGATAAAGAAGCTCAAAGAGCAACAGGATACAGTCAGTGACGAACTCCTCAAGCTCTGTGAGTCGCAAGAAGCAGATGGACTAAAGACTCCTTCTGGAACAGTATCCCGCCGTGTTATTTCTAGCTTTTGGACAAGTGATTGGGAACGGATGTATGCCTTCATTGCAGAACACAGTGCTCCACACTTGTTAGAGAAAAGAATACACAACGGGAACATGAAAGAGTTTTTAGCAGACAACCCTGATGTAACACCCGAAGGTCTACAGGCCAAAAATAGATATGCAATTTCAGTAAGGAAACCCACGAAGAAATGAGTAGACTTACTGTACAGGACGGTTACTTTTTACATCCTGTAAGTGGGAAAGCAGAATTATCTATAGAAGGTGTCATTACAGATAGCGGTACACTGTCTAGGAATTTTTACGGGGCTGACCAGAAATTAAAATGTTGGTCACTGGATAGTCAATACCCGCACCCTGATGTGAAGGAGGATACGCGACAGTCTAAGCGTTGTATTGATTGCCCCCAAAACATCCGGGGCAGTCGTTCTAAACCCTGTAAATTTTTTACCACTATTAAACTGGTGTTAAACAATACCAATATAGTGTGTGAGTTACGCGTAGGTGGCGCAAGTTTATTTGCTCAAGCAGTAAACAAAATGAGTCTATACAAGTACATAGACTATTTAAAACCTAACGGAGAAAGCATTCACACTGTGTTAACCGAAATATATTTTGTGCATGACGCTATACCAAAGATGTATTTCAAACCTTCTCGTCCTTTAGCAGAGGATGAGATGCAAACCATAACTCAGCTTGTAGAAGCTGATGCTAATTTACTTAACCTTTTTACCGAGAGCGAAGATATGAAAAACACAACTTACTTACTGAAGGGTACCAAAGCCCGTTACCCCAGGCTTGACCAACCCTACCGTTTTGACACCAAAGCGGGAGCTAACGGACAAACTGTTCCTTGCGATGCTATGGAAGATGGCGCGAAGTATGAAATGGAAATAGTACTGGACAAGGCGCAAGCCGAAGATTTACACCGTGCTATGGCTGTAGCTTACAAAGCCGCCAAAGATAAATCCTGGCCTGCCAAACTGCCTATTAATTTTAAGAAGCAGGAGGATGGGACGTTTATCGCTAAAACCAACCTTAAAGCTGCCTACAGCAACCGTGCGACAGGTGGCCCTGCTCAATTTGATGCCGATAACAAGAGACTTGGCAAAGACTTTCAGCTTACTACTGGTAGTACTATTAACGTAGCCCTTGAGTTAGTCCCTTACAAAATGAGTAACTGCGGTGTTTCTTTACGTCTACGTGGTGTCCAGGTTATTGACTACGCACCACTGCAAACTACTTCTCCGTTTGATGTAGAAGAAGGGTTTACCAAAGACAGTTCTCCACAAGAAGAAGCCGCAGAAGATATGTTCGGCGTAGTTGAAGAGGAAGAAGATGGTGCCACCATTACCGAACCTACTAAACGCACTAAAGATAAGGCTGAAAAGCCTGCTGACGATGATGACTTATCCACTCTGTTAGACGAGTGGGGGAGTGATGACGACTAATGAGTTACGGGTACACCACACGGCTCAATAGTCTTAATAGACAGGCTGACAAATCCTCACTGGGAGTCAAGCTAGGCAAGGTATGTATCAAGCAAGAGATACCTGTAGCTGAAGTTGCTTTCCAGTTGGGGGTTAGCAGACAGACTATCTATAATTGGTTCCAGGGTACGCACTACCCACACTCTGACCTGACCGATGATATAAAAGCCTTACTGATCTCGTACGCACAGTAGTATAGCTGCTCAACTTACCGAGAGGACTTGGGGGGTAAGTACCCCCTGAAAATAATAATATGGAGAACATTGACTTAATACATCATGTTGTACCATCTGGAGGATGGTACTGTGCAATAGGCATACCGGCGGGGAAAAACAAAGGCCCGATTACAAAATTTACTAAAGACACTGACGAACTTAAAGCCTTATTCGAAGGGTTTATAAAGGCAGGTCATCATACTTACTTTGCCCTAGCTAAATACACCGAAGATGCTACCAAGCCGTTGCCCGAAGGTGGGCGTAAAATTATACATACAGAATCTTTACAGTCATTGTGGTTAGACATTGATTGTGGTGCAGGGAAAGACAAAGAGATAGAACAAAGCACAGGACTACCTAAAGGCTATGCTGGCAAGAAAGAAGGATACCAAGCCGCTAAAAAGTTTTGGAAGCTGCTAGACTTGCCCGACCCCACAGTTGTAGATTCTGGACATGGCTTGCATCTTTACTGGGCTTTCTCAGAAGAAGTACCGCGAGACAAATGGATACCATTAGCTGACCGCCTTAAAGAAGTATGCGTGACGCAGAAGTTTGCTGCTGACCCCCATGTGTTTGACGCTGCACGTATGTTACGTGTACCTGACTCTTACAACGTAAAGACTGACCCCCCTAAGAAAGTAACAGTCGCTCCACTTGCTGCACCTATTGACGTAGCAGTTATGCGTGAAGCCCTGGGGGTCGCAGAAGATGCTGTTGTAGAAACGAAAGCACCAACTAACTTTGAGTTTGACCCCCTTAAGAATTTGTTAGATGGAGATATGTTCTACAGTTTTAGCCGCATTGCCAAACGCAGCTTGCAGGGAGAGGGGTGCAAACAGATCGCAGAGTCCCTTAAGGACCGTGCAACCTTGGCCGAACCTCGTTGGTTTAACATTCTTTCTGTAGCTAAGTTTTGCAGAGACAACACCACGGCAGTGCACCGTGTGTCTAAAGGCCATCCTGATTACAGTCCTGCTGCTGTGGAACGTAAGATTGCCCACATAAAAGGCCCGCACTCCTGTGAAAAGTTTGCCAACAACTACTCTAAAGGGTGCATAAAGTGCCCGTACAAAGGGAAGATAAGTGGGCCACGGGAGCTAGGCAAGCTTATAGATAAAGACGAGAAGCCTACATTTAATTTGCCTGACGATTATTACAGGGGGGAGAGTGGCGGAATCTACACGGACATAGGGGAAGAACCTAGA